AATCCTCCAAAAATAGTAGGGTTTCTGGCAAATGATGACCCGGCGGCAAAATCATACGCAAAATGGACCAAAAAGGCGTGTGAGTCCGATGGGATACAGTTCGAATTAAAATATGTCGATAAAGATGATTTAGAAACGCATGTAGAAGATGCCAATAAAAATGATAGTATCCATGGTATTATGATTTATTATCCTGTATTCGGAAATATGAAAACATTTTATGGGATGTCGATGGATGAATACTTACGGGACTCAATACATCCAAAAAAAGACATAGAAGGGTTAAATAGTTATTATAGTTCAAAATTATACAGAAATATACGTTTCATGGACTCACCGCATAATCTGAAAAAGTTGATATTGCCTTGTACGCCGATAGCTGTTGTAAAAATATTAGAATACTTATATCAATATAATGAACCTGACCCGTTGCTGGGAAAAACAATTACAATAATTAATAGAAGTGATATCGTTGGACGTCCTCTTGCTGCTATGTTGGCAAACGATGGCGCGGTCGTGTATTCCATAGATATTGACTCAACGTTTGTTGTTACAAAGAAAAAGAAATCATTATCGCAAATGACGGTAGAAGAGTCGTGTAAACAGTCTCAAATAATTATAACTGGTGTTCCTGTGAAATCATACCAACTTCCTAGTAAATATATACAACCAAACACTACTATAATAAATGTATCCTCATTTAAAAATGTAAATATAGAAGAAGTTTTAAAAATTCCAAACGTTCGGTATGTTCCACAAGTAGGAAAGGTCACTGTTGCTATGTTGGAACGCAACTTATTGAGATGTTATGATAACACAAATAATAAATAAAAATATTAGGTTATTATTTTTATTTATCTTAAATAAGGATTTATACAAACGTCTCTGGTTGGAAATATCTTTCTTGATTCACAAATATCGTCATCGTCTACTTTAATGCAACGTCTGTTTCCATTTTCACTGCCTATATAACAATATCCTGTCTTATTTGAACCGGGATTGGTATTAGTTTTATTGGACGACGGAGATACTTTAAAACTACCGCTTACCGTTTTAGGATTGTTTAATTTATTTCGTATTCCTCGTTCTGGAACATCGATTAGTTTATTGGTCGAGTCCTCAGCAGCGTTGAGAGCAATTTCACCGCCTTTTTTTGTGTTTGAAACGGTTCGTTTCGTTCCCTCTGCTCCCTGTAATAAAGAAACACCTAAATACTTACCAAATACATCTGTACCCTCCGATAAATATGTGAATATATTCAATCCCATTAATGCTAAAAATAAAACGATAAATATAATTTTTATGTAGAAAAAAGCGGATTTTTCTGGCGGGCCCATACTTATATTTGATGCTGTAAGAGGAGGTGTTATGACGTCACTCATATTATTTTCCATATACAAATAACTCATATAAAATTAATTTAACTCAACAACTATATAGTATATATTATTATATAGTAGTTTAATCAATTGTAGTAATTAACATCAATATTACATAAGTGGTATTAACAATTACATTTCTTATTAACACGTGAGTTAATAAGACGCATTACCATAGGGTGTTTTCCTACACCACTTGGTAATCCAGGCTTTCCACCATTGGTTCCATCGTCTGCTGATTTGGCATTTTGGGTTCTTTTTCCTCCTACAGGCATTATATATTACATGTAGATTTTTTATGAACGCGGGATTAAATTGGTTAAACTATTCATCTTTTCCAATCTCTCTATTGTTTTTTCTAAATTACCAGAATTATAGCTATTGTTAAATAGGTAGTCTGTTTTTGGTCTTATTTCGTTTTTCTTTATTTGCTTGTATATCACATTTACCTTCTTTTTTATTTTTTCTATCAATTCAGGGTTATTTATTATTTTAACAGAATTGTCTACATATTCTGTCAATAACGCAATACTGTAATAAATCAGGTATTTCCTTTTCCTTTTTGCCCCTGTGGAATATTTCAAACAAAACAGGTTGTTAATGGAAGAAATTATCTTTAAAAATCCTTTGTTTTTCTTTTTTGCTTCTGCTAAAATTAAGTCCCATATTATCCATATGATGTCTTTTTGGAATTGATTGTGAACGCTGTATTTTCTTCTCGCACCAAAAAACTGTAGGTTATTTTCCCTTTTGGATAATGCTTCAAACCCTAAAATCCACTCTACCCAGTAAATACTTTTTGTAGTATTTTTAACTGTATTTTTCATATTATACGCCAGTTCATTTACAGCTATAAATAATTCCTTTGGATCCTCGTTTCGAAAGTGTGTTTTTGCATAGTCTAAACTGTCCGCCTCCAATTTATACGATATTCTTAAAATGTTATATTCCTCGTTGGGAATTTTTGGAACATCAAATGAATTTTTTTTACGTGATAAACACATGACACATAATACTTCGGCGAACATTTCCCTGATTTTTTGATTGTTTCTCATCTTAATTTCATTGTCAATATATCCATTATTTAGCATATCTCTAAAAAAATTAAGTCTTAAATCTAAATAAATGGAAATTTTAGGGTTTCCTACATGGATGTGTTTTCCTATCAAAAATATTATTATTTCCCACAAATCAATAAAATGTCCGCTACAAATATATTCAGCACTCCAGTAACAGGCTTCTTCTAATTTATTGTATAAAACCGCATTTACCAATTGTTTTTTAACATCTGTTTTTTTAAATTGTGAAAATGTTATACCAGAAAACTCTTTTTGACTTCTTTTGTCGTTAATATCATTTTCGTTCATTAATAATTACATTTCATATAAAAAAAATACCAATAATACATATATGGCTGTTAATTTTATTAAATATTTCAAAAAAATATTTAAAACACTAACCAAACTTCCTAAACTATTTATAAAATTACCTACTCTACATAAATTATTAATACTATTGATTGTTGCCTTTGTTATTTCATCATACGCTTTTAATAAAAAAGAAGGATTCGAACAGGCAAGTAAATTTATAGTTAAAAAAGGCAGTGATGTATACGATGATTTTTACTGTTCTATATACGATGACCTTGTATTTGATGATACAAAAAACAATTACGAAGTAGTCCATCTTAAAAGAACGGGCGGAATCAGTGAAAAATCGACTGTATTGGATATTGGATGTGGTAGAGGACATCATGTCGGGCATTATAATAAAACCGGTGTCAAAGCAGAAGGTTTAGATATTTCTCCCAGTATGATTAAATTGGCGAAACAAGAGTATCCCGGTTGCACCTTTAAAGTAGGAGACGCATTGGATTCATCGTGTTTCCAATATGATTACGCTAGTCACATTATCTCTCTCTACTTTACTATTTATGGCATTGAAGACAAACTTAAATTCTTTAGAAATTGCTTTGATTGGCTAAAACCAGGTGGAAAATTAATAATTCATTTGGTTAACCGTGATAAATTTGACCCCATTCTAAATTCAGCAAACCCACTTGCTTTGGTAAACGCCCAAAAATATGCAAAGGACCGGTTGACAAAATCGGTTGTTAAATTTAAAGATTTCTTATACAAGGCAACGTTTGTCCCCGACAATGAAAACGATAAGGCCCACTTCTACGAAACATTCAAAGATGACGCCACCAAAAATACAAGAAAGAACGAACACACCCTGTATATGGAATCCCAAAAAGATATTTTAACAAAGGCAAAGAGCGTTGGGTTTATTATGGATTCAAAAATAGATATGGTTGGATGTCAGTATGAATACCAATATTTATACTTCCTTCAAAAACCGGAATAATTTGTTAAACGATTCGTCTTCTCTTCCAAAATTTATTAATTATTAGAATATAATGAATAAATTTCTGATATTTAAATATATAATACTGAGTATTGTAATATTATATGTGTTATTTATAATTTATTTTAAATTGCGTTATCCTTTTTGGTCCAAACAACCTATTTTTTACTACCATGATTTGAGGAATTTGATTTATCCAACCGGTGTAATTGAAACATCTCTCCCCAATAGTTCAAATAAACTGAATAAATCAATCGTTTATAAAAGAGCAACTGAGTTTAACGCTACAGAAATAGAGCAGTTTATACATTTGTTGAAAAATAATTATATGACCGAATCACATGAAAAATATATTCCCAAGAATAACGATATAATGGACCATTTATTATGTAGAAATACCCCATCATACGTGTCTATGTATTACAATAAAAACAACGAAGTTGTCGGCTCCATGTCGTCGGCGTATAAACTTTTCATCATGAGAAATAATACGTTTGACGTTGGATATATCGACAATCTATGTGTTGATAAAAAATCGAGAGGTAAAAATATAGCCGGTAAAATTATACAAAGCCATTACGTAAGGGAGAGATACACTAATAAAAAACAAGTATTTATGTTTAAACATGAAGGGATATCAAGACCATTTGTTCCTCTCACCATTTATAACACTTATTTTTACAAGTTGGACGATTTTTCGAAAATAATTACCACACAAAAAGTGTTGTCAGTTATTAACATCGGCAAGGAAACTACATCATTGATATATGACCTACAGGCAAAATTGGAGAACGATATAAACCTGAATAAGTCGGGTATAACTTGTGCTATCATGGACGAGTTCGAACATATATCGTACTTGATAGAAAAAAAGCATATAATAGTATTTGCGTTAATCGAAAACAAGATTCCAAAGGCGTTCTACTTTTTTAAAAACATATACACAACATACAATGATGACAAGTCGATCGAATGTTTTGCTTGTATTAAATACGACCGTTCATTAGAAGATAACCGTTTTTTACTAGGGTTTTATTTAGCAATTGACTATGTGAAATCAATTGATAAATACAAAATTCTATTATTTGAAAATATAGCTGATTCTCATTGTTTAATTAAAGAAATTAAACATAGACCGTACCATTATTCAAAATATCAATATTATTTATATAATTATGCGATGAGACCAGTTCCAGCAAGGAATATTGTAATTATCTAGTATATTTACCAGCCTTTGCAAAACTGTCTACTACAAAAATTACAAAAACTCCTAAAAACATGTATAAAATTAATTCTTCGGTTACATTATTTGTTTTCTCGTCCTTATTTTCCTCCAATAAATGGATCATATAGTTTAATTTTTTCATCAAATCATCCTTGGAACCATGTATATTAGGAACATTTGCGGTGTTTTCGTAATAAGGTATATAATTGTTATAATATTGTTTAATTTTTTCTTCAGCAACATCAATATTGTTAAAGGCTTCTGGAGAAACATCACTATCAATACTACTGTCTTTCTTATCAACGGGGAGAGATGTTAGTTCAGCCGGAGGAGGAGGATTGAAATCTGCTAAACCATCGTCTTCTTCATCGTTCTTGGTATCATTCATCGAATTTAGGAATTGCATTGCTTTCTTACTTGGGTTTATTTTTTTTTTGATAGTTCTATTTTTCCTTTTGTGAGATTGTTTTTCTATATTTTCATTATTAGACATAAAATCTGAAAATCCTAATTGACTTGCCATACTTATAAAAAAAGAAGATTATTTTTTATTTGTTTTTATTTATATATAATGAAAAAATACACAAATTTGATTTTACTATCAATATTGGCGGCTTTATTCTATAAAACACCCGATTTTCTAATTGAAAGTGTTTCTAGTTCTATGGGAAAATTAGCTTGGATGGTTATTATTTTCATCGTTTATCAAAAATTAGACAAAGTTAATGCTGTTATTTTAGCAATAATTATGATTACACTTTTACACCAAACCAGTATGGAAGGATTTGAAGATATGAAAGACAAAACCCCTGAAGAAGTTATGGCAGACATGGAGGCAAAAGAAGCAAAGGAAATGGAAGACAAGAAGAAGGAAGCAGACGAAGAAGAAGAAAAATCAAAAAAGACAAAGAAATCTAAAGGTAAAGGTAAATCCAAAGAAAAGAAAGAAGTTGAAGAAGAAGCCGAAGAAGAAGCTGAAGAAGAAGCTGAAGAAGGCAAAGAAGGGTTTACTTTAAAGAAAAAAACTGAGAAAGAATGTACCAAGTATGACAAGGAAGGTTTCTCCGGTTTTACTGAATTATTAAAAAAATTCAAGGTTCCAGTTACCACAACCAATACTACCGATTTAGATAGAGAGTTGAAAACGTCTTCAGAACGCTCTACTATTAATGCTTCAAAAGAATAAGTTGATTAACTCCTAAATAATACTGTATAAATATCGTATAATATTGTATAAAACATTTTATCAAACTATATTAAATAGAATGTTTAAAAAAATAAATGAAAATTTAGCATCTCTTAATAACAGTAAATTTTTTGCAGGATTGATTATGATAATGCTTAATATTGGTTCGAAATATATTACGATTGAACTGAGTAAGACACAAGAAGAGTATTTAAAAAACCATATTGCTAGACAGATACTTATATTTTCTATTTCATGGATGGGTACAAGAGATATTTTAATGTCTTTAGCATTAACTGCTATATTCATTGTTATGACTGAATTTTTATTCAATGAAAATAGTAAATTCTGCGTTATCCCACTGGAATACAGGAAATATAAAGATGTTTTGGATTTAAATGGTGATGGTGTTGTCACCCCTGACGAAATAAAAAAAGCAGAAGAATTATTAAAAAAGGCAAAAAATCAACATGGTAAAACCGCTATGTTGAAATCCTTGAATGAATTTAAATTACAATTGGATTAGAATAAATTATATTTTAGTTAAATTATCTAACTAAAATATAACTATGAGTAATGAAAAATATCAATATAAATTTAAATGGTATTATAAAACAAACTATTCGGGTTCTAAATACTTTCCTTTAAAAATTTCAAATGTCGAATTGCTGTCCGAATCAGATAAATATTCACAAATTGATAGATTTGATGTGTTAAAAAAAGGCGATGTTGTAAAATACAACAATCCGTCGCACCCCAACAACGGGCTACTGGCTAAAATTATAAGTGAGGATAAAAATAACAATGATTTAAAAAGAAATTATTCTGATGCGAATGACCGTTTCAATAACAATCGGTATGGTAGGAATGGTCGTAGAGAGCCGCGTCTAATAAATCGTTATAAGATAGAGTTCGAGCCATTTGAAAATTATATAGAAACTGCTGAATTGGAAAACTATCAAAACAAATATGAAAATATGATAAACACTATCGAGAATGTATCAAAGAACGATTTATTAAAATTTAGATACGTTGAAAAGGATGGTTCATACTCTGATGATTTTAAAAATGTGTTAAAAGATCCTACTAAAATTAATAAAATCGTTACAGACAATACACTCGCAAAATTAAAGAAAAATACAAAATTCCTACCAGACTATGTTCTCGCAAAATACCAACCGGAGAGTGGTGAAAAAGATATGCAAAAATTAATTAAGCCCGATAATAAACACATATATGTTATTTCACACTCGCCTGTTATAAAAAAAAGACCTTCCACCCTGTATTTTGATTATAAAATTAAAAAAACAGACGAGGATAACGTCAATATGGTGCTAATTGAAATATACGTTGATTTATTGTTGTTCCAATCAAAATCTATCAGTGAGGAAGAATGGAACAACACCCCATTAACTGGTAAAATAGGCAGTATTCTTTCAGAGCAGGTAAGAAATAGTTATGCGGGGGTGTTTAATTGTCCCAGTAGATTCGATAAACTAAAAACAATAGTAAATAATATAAAAAATGGCAAGTTTGTTGTTGACCCCGAAGAATCGGAAACTAACCTAATCAAACAATCTTTTAATAAAACATCAAAAGATATTAATCAATTAAAGGAGGATGTCAAAAAGGTGGAAGAAAGAAAGGAACAAACCATTAAAAATATAAAGGGACCGCTCAATGAAGATGAAAAAATTAAAAACCAAATGTTGCTTGGAGAATTAGAGCAAAATATAAGTGATTTGAAATCAAAAATATTAAAAAAAGAGGCTATCCTAAAGCAAAAAGGTGGTAGAAAAACAAAAAAACATAAACATAAAAAAAGAGGGACAACAAAGAAGTCCAAAAATAGAAAAAGATAATAAAATTTATATCAATACTATAAATTTTATTTATATGGAGTCGCATCCCAAATCTTGAGAATCAATGTCAATATGTAACTTATTCTCTAATAATTTAACCCTGTCTTCCAACAGTTTAATGTGTTCTTCGTCTGTTCTGATTTTACTGTCTAGATTTTGTATATTTACACCATAGTACCAATTATATGCGAATGTTGCTCCATTAATCGTCATTTTTGATACATTATATACTAAATCAACGGTTTCATACAATATAAATCCTAGTACCATACTATTTCTGATATATATTAAGATTTAAAGATTGAATATTTATATACCTAAATTAACAACATTTCGGTTTGATTTCTTACGTTTACTCTTAATCATCTTATTATTTTTTGAAGATAAATCAGTAGATTGGATTTCCTCTAATTCTTGTAGGCTAATAGTACTGCCCTCTTTTTTACCTTCACTGATATTAATCGTCTTCGTTTTTAGTCCAGCGAGAATATCTCTTAAATCACCAGGTCCCTTCATCTCAGCACGCGCACTCCCATAATTTGAATCCATATTCTCAGCATCGTTAAAATCAGGACTGCCTCCTACAGCGGCATTAAGATCCGGTCTCGACCTGGTATTTTTCTTCATACGGGGAGGTTTGCGCCTCATTTCTTGGGTGGGTCCAGGAGGGGAACCACGCGGTGGAATTACCGGAGGAGGAGGCATACTATTGTTATTTCCTCCTCTTGAAATTCCAGACATAAAGTTACCGAATCCCGGGTTACTCTCGCCCATAGTATTTACGGCTGCCTGTGTGAATTGTTGCATCAATTCTGGGTTTTGTCTCATAATATCATCCATTCCAGGCATGGACGATTTAAACATCGTATTCGTCATATGCAACATCAACCCGCTTCCTCCCAACATAAACATTAGTTTCAATTCTGGTGCTACCTTAGTCTTACCACCATATTTTTCATGCAATTCTCCAAACACTTCATCGTACTCATCCATATTTTCATTTACAGCTTCGGACCAACCATCAAGCTTTAAATCGAACGGGTCAAATTTATTATTCAAAAATTCAATGCCTGACACAAACGCCATTAACATCTTTGATTGGAACTTTTTACTATTATCCTTTTCCCTTTCCGATTTAATCATTTCATATTCGCCCTTCATTTCATCTAAACTGCTTTCCATGGAGTATTTTTTACTAAGAGTTATTCCTTTTTTTTCCAATGCTTCTAATCTTCGTAAATAGCTAAATTTTTCCTTTAACAATGCCTTTCCTGATAATTTGGGAGTAAGAGGGACCTTTACCTCTGGATTAATTGGAATATCGGTGAAACTTTTGAAGCCATCCTTTGATTCAGTTTTTCCTAAATTCCTCATCAATGAAGGAGCATCGGTTCTAATCTCTTCCAATGGAGATTCAATATTTAATTGAATGGGGGGGTCGTCGGATAAATTAGAAGAACTATTAAACATAAAATCATTTTTATTCACACTACTCCTAGGGGCAGCACTACCACCGCCGATATCTATATCATCCAAATCATTAATCTCTGACAATTTAATATCTGATTTTGGTTCACCTGATTTACTCTGTTTACTGGGATTCATTAACATTTCAGCACCGGGTCCAAAATTTACAGACTTCTGTCCTCCACCAATATGTACTGGTTCTAGAACAGGCCCGTCGGCTACTTCTTCAGATAATTTCAATTCTATACTCATATTTATGTTTTAAATAGAACTTTTAATTTTAAGTAATCCGCACTACTATTTAATTTTTGATTAATACAATTAAAAATTAAATATATTATAACAAATATCAGACGGTCGATAGGAACCATTTGCCTTGTAAATAACAATCGGCTAAATCGTCCTTTTTTTTATGTTTGTTGAAATGGTCCATCCATTTTGAGATGGCTGCCTTTTCATTTAAATCGGTCAGTGTAAATTTAATACCGGCCTTCTTTCTCTCACTGTATGTTGTTTTTTTTCCACCTAGCATCTTTTTCAATTTATTGGATGAGTTTATCATCTCAATGTCTTTAATCTCATTTTCAATAAAATGTTGAGTAATCATTCCCTGTAATGTTTTCATTCGTAGTGCGAGCGGTCCTATTTGATTTTCAATGATGACTTTATCAATATCATCATAGTTAAAAATATCCGTAAATTTTTCCTTTAAAGCGATGCCGTAATCTACTAAACTAATAGATGTTGATTTTTTTATGACAATTGGCATTAAAAAATTATTTATCAATTCCTTTTTAATACTGTCTAATAAAACTGATTTTGTTATTTTTTTAATCGTAGGGTCTACCTCAATATTGTATTTTTTTACAAGTGATTTCAATTCTGACACTAAATACCGGTCTAATTTCTTTATATTCAATTCAGCCGACGGAATTTTCAGATTGCCCTGCTTTGCGTGTGTTTTACAATAGTAGGTTGTATTTTTGAAATATTTGGCCTTTTTTCCACAAATATTATTATTCTTCTTCAAACATTTGCATATAAATTTATCTGAATCTGTTAAATTAACAACATCCCATTGTAATATGGTGTAATCGTTTGGATTTGCTTCTGTGTATTCCATTAAAATATATGCTAAATTCTTCATTCCTACGTCAATACTTATCAATTTCATGGTTATTATTATTATAATTAATATGTTTTAAAATTATAATAATTAAATACTAATATTCTAATTATTGAGAATTAGCTCGTGCTTTTAATAATTGCTCTTGCGTAACAAATGGCGCAACCTTTTTACCCTGAAGCTCTTTCCTTGTTAAATATAAATTTTTAAGATCTGAATTTTCATATCCAAATGGAGTGAATTTGTCTTCAACACTCTTAAATAAATATTTATTTGTACTGGTATTGTTTGCAAATGTATTGACATTAGAACAATTTTGAGAAGACTCTTGGTTTTGCGACATAATGTCTAACCCATTTTGTATTAAATATTGTCTGTAACTATAATTTGTACTGATTCCTACACTTTTTTGAAGTGAATTGTTGATATCACAAGCAGATTCATGTTCGGTATGAACACGTCCATCACTCATCATAGCAGGAAAATCAGAATAAATATTATTTGAACCCTTATAACATGTGCTCCAACTCATTATTAATATATTATATTATGATATTTTTATTAAATTATATCATGATATTAATTAAATTTATTATGCGGTTAACAAAGCAAGCAATTCATGCTTCTTTTTCCCCTTTGTCTCTAATCCCATTGCGGAACATTGTTCTTTTAATTCAACCTTAGACATTTTTGAATAATCGACTTCTTCATCTTCTTCCTCTAAATTTTCATCTAAATCATCCATGTCGTCTAAACCATCGTCATTTTTTTCATTATCCATATCATGTAACGAATGTACTGACGTCAATTCAAGCAATTCTGATGCGACTACCTCTTCAACTTCATCTTCTACGGTTGCTTCTTCCTGTGGTGCTTCCTCTTCATTTTCCAAAGCAACAACGTTTTCAAGAACCAGGTTATTTTCATCTCCCTCACTTTCTTCATGCTCCTCTTCTTCGTCGCTTACCTCCTCGTCATCGCTTTCCTCTTCTTCGTCGCTACTTTCTTCACCGTCTGACACAACTATTTTTTCATATTGAGGGTGTCCTCCCATTTGCTGTTGCGATTGTGACAATTGACCATGAGTTTGTATAATTTGAATCAACGAATCAACCTTATTTTCAAGATTATTAATCCTAGTTTTCATATATAAATAAACCAATATCACCGAACACAATGATAATCCTACCGATACTATAATTTCTTTGCTAAACATATATTTTAATATCAATAAATATATTTAAACACCAATTTTAACGAATTATATATTATTTAATATATTTTTTGCGGTGCTTATTAATGTGTCTGGATAATTCAGTTGCCTTAATATTGAAATGCCACCACGTATCTTCGAAACCCCTAAAATCATTTTATAAAAATACGTCAATGTATCATTTTGTTGGGTGGTTTTCATATGACAATTCTCGACCTTGCTGTCCTTTTTCAATAAATTGCATATTTTCATAAAGTGTGTTGTTAGTATGAATGATACATTATCGAATTTATTTATGTATTTTAAATATGAAGTGGCGCTGGAAATTGCTTCATATGGGTTTGTACCGGAATACAATTCATCAAATACGCAAAAATGTCTTTCATTTGGATTTTTCTTAATTGTATCTAAAATACGTTTACACCTCCTGACTTCAGATTGAAACAAACTATCGCGACTACAATTGTCTGGTATATTGATATAACAATGAAAATATTTATATGGATTAATTAACCCACTATCAAAATAACCATACCCAATGCGTTGACTCAACAATATATTAACAATTACCGATTTTAAAATAGTAGTTTTACCAGCAGCGTTAGGTCCCGTTATTATTTTATTTTTTACAAAATCAATGTCGTTCTTAATTGCCTTCTCTTTTATACAAGGATGGTATATGGATTTAAAACTACATTTATTTTTGTCGGTGTATGTTATTTTGTGGATCTTCTTTGATTTGATTTTTCCCACCAATGAATGTAAAATGTCAAAATATCCATGAAATCCTAAAGAGTATGTCATAATATCGTCTACTTCGGTAGAATCATACAATTCATAAAACGTTTTCATAATTGTGCCTGGTTTCGTACAATAGCCATAATTCATACACTCACTAACAAATCCAAATTTTTCATGTAGTGCTATCGTTTTCTTTTTATAAGACTCCAATGTTTGTAAAAATTTACCGGTATTTTTATACCCATAATGTTTCAATTTACAAGTGTTGATTTTATCTATAAAATAATCATACGATTGGACTGTATAATTCAAATATTCCTTTGTCAAATATAGGTTTTTCTGTATTTCAAATTGAGATTTATAAAATTTATAACATGATATAGCATTTTGATACAAATTATAAACGTACATTGAAACAAACATAATACACTGGAACTTTTGCTGAATAGTCCCTCTATTGAAATTTACTACTAACTTACCCAATGAATTGTTGCTTAAAACATACTTAAGTGCCTCAAAATAGTTTGAAAAATTAAATGCTGGGTTATTGCTTATAGTTTTCATTAATAAAAAAGGTAGTATAAAAAGCAGTACAGGAGTTAATACCTGTATTAATGGTGAAAAAAGATTCAAGATAGTCAGCCAAGCTAAAAATATTGTCGAATAATTAAGATAACTAAAGCGCTCAAATTCTAAATATTGATACGTCTCTACAAAATTATCATTTGATTTAATAGTAAGCCAAAAATCGGTCATATTGTTGATAATATGTTTATCGAATAACATGTCCTTTGAATGTTTTAACATTTTTTGTGTTTCTTTCAAGTATTTGGTATTGGTTGAGTATTTACTTGCAAATTCAGGCAACACTTCTCTCCCTGCCCGTGTATCCATTTCTACTAAATTATTATAAACGGAATCACTTTCAGCATCTTCACTTTCAATTAATTCTAAATCCGTCTGAATATGCTTATCAATTGTATACACTTTTTTACAATAGTCGATGGGTTGTTTAAAAACACTATTTAATGTTAAGTTATAGTCGTTTTTTTTCAATTCATCGGTTTCATTATCAATCATATTTATAATTATAAATTAAAAATATGAAATTATTAGAACGCATAATAATTATTATGAGATATTTAAATGTTCTGTGAAATTTGCCGGCATTTCCAAAATTTGAGTATGGTAATATTCCGCAAATCGTTGCAATTTCATCTTGTCCTGTCTTGTTTGGAAATTAATCGCGATCCCTTTTCGCCCCCACCTTCCTGAACGACCAATGCGATGTAAATATGTATGTTCGTTCTTAGGTATATCAAAATTAATCACGATACTGACTTGTTGAACGTCGATGCCTCTGGCAAATAGGTCGGATGTAATCAATACCCTACATGCTCCATCCTTAAACCTTATATAATTGTCTTTTCGCTCTTGTTCTGACATTTTTCCATGGATTTTCTCAACCGGGAAATTATCAGTCTTCATTGCTTCTGCCAAATCATCTACTCGATGTGTGCTGTTACAATAAATAATCGCCTGTGAAATAGTAAGGCTTTCGAAAATATCTTTAATTGTTTCATACTTTTGAACGTCGTCCATTATATTAATGTAATATTGGGCTATACCTTGAAGAGTAAGTTCTTCTGCTTTTACCCGTATTTGTGTTGGATTTTGCATAAAAGTTTTGGATAGTTCTTCTAATTCATCTGAATAAGTAGCACTAAACAAAGCAACCTGTATCTCATTATTGAGATGTTGGAATATTTTATACATCTGGTCTTTAAATCCAGCGGAAAGCATTTCGTCTGCTTCATCAATTACCAATAATTTCATTTTATTAACGTGTAAATATTTACGTCGAATCATATCGTGGATTCTGCCGGGTGTTCCTACCACAACGTGTGGTTTCATTTCATTCAAATCTCTTTTATTTTTATCGACAGATGTTCCTCCGACCAACAACAATGACCTGATTTTTAAATAATGGCCCAATTGCTTTATAACTTTTGCTGTCTGATCGGCAAGCTCATGCGTTGGTGCTAAGATTAATGCCTGAGTATCATCGGATGTCTCATCAATCAATTGTAATGTCCCCACAGAAAAAGCACCCGTTTTTCCTGTTCCGGATTGCGCCTGTGCAATAATATCACGATGTCTGTTATTAATAACGTTGTGTATCATTGGATACAATGCCGTTTTTTGAATACTACTGGGTATTTCAAATCCCATAGAGTAAATTCCTCTCACCAATTTTGGTTTCAGGTCTAATTTTTCATCCTCCCATCCATCAATTTCATACGAAGAATTATTATTTTTAAGTTTTGGTTCGTCTTTAACTATATTCATAATATTATTATTTTAGTTATGTTTTTAAGTCTGTTTAAGTAAGACTTATTTTTTTTTACAATTTATTTATCAAATATGGATTGTCAAATGTCAAATATATTGCCAAATGTCAAATATGTTGTCAAATGTCAAATATATTGCCAAATGTCAAAATATATATATTATATGTAAAAATATATTAAATATAATAGTAATCATATATTATTAATGCTTCAGTCGTCGTCTCAATCAGTAAATACATACGATTTAGAATTTTACTATGAAATTGAAAAAAATGGAAATATAGAGGAAATCAATGAAAATACTATTGCTTTAATTAATAATTTAGCAAAGCGTGTTGGTGCGCCAAATTACCAAAAAACACCAATATTTAAAAAAAAACATAAATATAACAATAAAAAGGATGATACCAATTGGAATGAAATCAGAAACTTTAAACTTACAAAACTGGAAAAGAAACTGGATGATACAAATATTATTATTGATAAAATCAGAAGTAATTTGAATAAATTGACAAAGGACAGTTATGACATCATCAAAACGGAAATCATCGACCTAATCAATAATGATGTTAATAATAAAGAGATGTTAAAAGAAGTTGTAAAGTGTATTTTTGACATTGGGAAAACTAACTTCTTTTGGTCTGAAATCTACGCAAAATTATACAAAGATTTATCCATTAAATATAATTTAGATGAAGTGTATACAGTAGATATAAATACATACACTGAACTATTTGATGAAATAAAATATGTGGATCCGGACGATAATTATAATGATTTTTGTAGGATTAATAAAATTAATGAAAATAGAAAGGCATTTAGTAAATTCCTTACATTTATTATGATGGAGAAATTGATCGATGCTGAGATAGTTAAAAATCTCGTATTGAATTTGCTCGACAAATACAATCTATATCTAAATGATGCGGTAAAAACACACGAATTGGACGAAGTTGTGAATAATATATTGATATTTGCGACATTTGATAAGGGAGAATTATGTGAATTAAAATTAAATGATAAAATAGAAGCTATTTCCAATACGAATGCAAAATCACACGAAGGTTTAACTCAAAAAACAATTTTTAAATGTTGTGATTTTGTAGATGAGTATCTCTAACTATGTATTAAAATAAAAATATTAAACATAAATAATAATTTTATTTAATGAACTGCAATATAATTGATGGTGAAAACACAAAGCTCCGACCCGTATCGTTTGAAGATATTGAAAAAATAGTTGATAATAAATTCAAGGATATAGTAAATGATGAATTAGAATATAGTGAGGAATACGATGATAATGAATACGACGATGATTTATTGTGTGCTAAAATGGACTATGAAATTAATTATTTAAAAAAAGACTTGATTCATATTATGAATTACTATAATTTATCGTATAGGAAAAAGAAAAAAAGCGATATAATCGAAGATATTGTTGTATTCGAATCACAGCCGGAAAATTACTTTGTGGTAGACCATCGTAAAACATTATGGCATTACTTAGAAGAGCTAGAAAACGACCATTATCTTTCAAAATTTATTGTAAAACACTAGGCAAAAGTATTTGATATAATCATACGCCGATAAAATTGATATGTTAAATTAATATATAAATAAAATATTAATTTAAATTATAATGGTAGAATCCAATATTGTAGAAAATGTTAAATTCAAAGAAGATAAAATGGTGGAAATTCATGATAAAAATACAGAGGTGTCTATATTCAGAATCCAATTATTCAACAATGACGTGAATGTTAGTTTGGGGAGAGTAAACACGCACAGTTATAATGATATTTACTTTGCTCCTGTATATTTGGTATTGAATGAAAACGTACAGGTTAAAATAGGTATATATGAATTTGCAGCGGAGGATTACAGTTCATTGTTAGACGATGATAATGATTTAGATATCGCTTACATTGACGGACCATTATTGTTTGATTTTGTCACAAAAGAATACATAGAAACCGCATTGAATAAATATGATTTATTGGACGATGCGTCCAGTTCTGAAGAAGAAGATGAGGACGAAGAAGAAGATTCTTCAAACAAAAATGATATGAAGGCCTTTATTTATGAAGAAGACGACCCCGAATACCTCGAATTGGAAGAGACCAAGGAAAACAACGATGATATTGTTAATACATTCTCTAGTTCGTCCAATACATCTTGGGTAGAAGAATATTTCAAAAATAATAACTATACCATATTAGACAACGAAGGACAGGGCGACTGTTTGTTCGCTACTATAAGAGATGGGTTAAAACACAATAATATTTCAATCACCGTTCCTGAAATAAGAAAAATGTTGAGTAACAACACGAACGAAACTCAATTTAAAACATACAAGGAAAATTATGACTTGTTTATGAATGAAATAAATGATTTGGACGAAAAAATATCAAAAGCAAGGAAAGAACATAAGGATTTAGCCAATGAGTATAAGAAAATAACCGCACAAGCTAAAAATGAAAAAGATAGGGATAACAAATTGATTTTACGCGACAAAGCCTTAAAAATTAAAAGAGATTTCGAATCAATTAAGCCCAAATTTAAAACTTACAAAGAAGAGAAAAAGGTCGCTCAAGAAAATATTGTGGAATTTGAATTTATGGAAAATATTGAAAGCGTGGATGATCTGAAAAAAATGATTAACACGTGTCGGTTCTGGGCGGACACCGCTTCTATAGTGCGTTTAGAGTATATCATGAACATTAAACTTATTGTATTAAGTAGTGAATATTATAAAATGGGGCTTAAAAACCGTGTCGTAACTTGTTCGGACTTTACATTAGAAGAAGTTGAGAAAAGAGGATATTTCAATCCAAAACATTATATTATAGTAGACCATACAGGAGACCATTATAAGTTAATAAAATATAAAAACAAAGGAGCAATGTTGTTTCATCAACTACCACATAAGCTCAGAGAAGAATTGATAGAACGATGTTCTTTGTCAAAGGGCAAGAACATATACAATTACATTCCAAAATTCCAAAAGTACATGGGAGTGGAGGTTACTATGAAGGAAGAAAAGGAAGAAGAAGAGATCACATCGGATAATGAGGCCGAAATGTCGCCATCCAAGAGCAATGACAGCGAAGAGTTATTTGACGACGGTGTGATATTTCAATTTTATAGTAAATCACGCAACGTTCCACCAGGAAAAGGCAGCGGGGAAAACATCTCTCCCCAGTTGAAGGATTCATTCGACGAACTTGGTAAAATTAAAAATTGGAGACACCAATTATCCAATTTTCACACAAAGAAAGAAGGGGACAAATTGCTGCCGTTGTTTAAATTGGATGGGTTCACATGGGCGAGTGTGGAACATTATTACCATGCCAGTAAATTCAAAAAGAATAATTTCGATTACTACAAATTATTTACCATGGAAAGCAAATCGGAAATATCAACCAACCCAGTTGCAGCAAAGGGAGCAGGAGGAAAAACAGGTAAAGTCAATAAAAAGAAATTTAGACCGTCTGATGTAAAAATGGACGAAGACTTTATGATGAATGGTAACAATGAAGACGCCATGTATAAAGGACAATTGGCGAAATACCAGCAAAATGATGAATTGAAAAAGATGTTATTGCTTACGAAGGACGCAAAATTGGTTCACTTTGCCAGGGGTGGATCAATTGTATTCTACGATACAATGAAAATAAGAAAATTGTTACAAAAACAAGCTAAATAGAGGATTAAAATAAAATTACATTAAATAATATATTATTGTAATGTAATTAAATACAATTAATTTATATTAATATTATAAATGAGTGCGAATGAAAATATCACAAATTTACTATTAAATAATATAAAAACTCTAAATATTCCTACAAAAAACGACGCGGTTGAGAAAAAAATAATAGGAAACCTGTATAATGATCTATATATTTCTTACAAAAAAGTCAAGAAAATGACAAAGGAAAAGAAAATTAAAATAAATACCATAATGCCTACAAATAAAAATGATATACCAAAAAGCTACTTATTTGATAGTCATTTCTGTATAAAAGGGTTCAATGAAATCGTGTATCAAGAAACAACAAGAGTTCTAGTATACAATTGTGTATTGAGAAATATAGCGGTTACAATCAATATCAATGACTTGAGTGGGAGAGATGATATCAATAAATACACTGTAATACATGTATTGTCGATGATTGATTTGTTGATGGGCTACGCAAATATCAGTAAAACGAAGTCATTGAAAATATTTTTATACTTAACAGATAAAAAGAAACTGTTGCCAGATAGCAATGTATGTGTCCTGAATTCGGAAAATGTAAATTCTGCTGTCACCTATAGTTGCAATGTAAACGGTGAAATTCTTATTTTTAGAAAAGAAGAATGGTTAAAATGTTTAATACACGAATTGTTCCATAGCTTATGTTTGGATTTTATTTCATTGCGCAGCGATGAAGTAGTACGGACATATTTGAAATCATTATTTTGTGTGAAGAGTGATTATTTTTTAAGCGAGTCGTATAATGAATGGTGGGCAACTAATTTAAATTGTTTATTGTCTTCGTTCATGATGCTCGAGAAAAAAAAATCCAAAAAAGAATGTTTGGAGTTTTATAAGCTTTGTATAACCACCGAACAAATGTTTACCATGATACAAATAACAAAGGTATTGCGTCATATGGGATTGACATATAATATGCTAATTGATAAAAATATTGACTGTTATATAAAAGAGAATCTATACAAGGAAAAAACAAACGTATTTTGCTACTATATTATAAAAGGTATTTTGTTGTTTAATAATGGATTGTCTATGACATTTTTCAAAGAAAACAATACATCGTTATTGAATTTCGATAAAACACCACAAACATTGGAACATTTTTTGCATTATATTGGAAAATATTACAATACGGATGATATAAAGGAAACATTTGATAAATATGATGTATTTTACAATTCATTGTTGAAGCACGACGATAAAGCCACCACCACCATTATGGAAAAACTAAAAAATACAATGCAGATGACATTAACTTCTATCAATTAATTTTTATATTTGACAATATATATAATGCCTACAAGTATGGCCCGACGAAAAAAATCAGAAAAAATAAGAAAACCAAAATTAAGAAATGCTAAAACCAAAAAAAACAAGTCATATCTTAAAAAGATAAAATTAGAAGAGGAGTTGAAGCGAAATCTAATTAAGGAATCGGCTACAAAAACACCGGTTGTATCAATGGGACATGGTATAAAATTAATAAATAAATCACGGAAACAATTGCATAAAGGCAAGGTGGGTAATGCGATGGCTTCATTATTAACTGCCGTTGCTGTATTGTCTGCTACCGGACCTTTTAATAAACATGAAAGGGTAAAAGAGGAACGAATGACTAGAAAACACGAAGGGAGGTGGACTGGTGACCCAGATGAATTAATGAAATGGCATATGGACGAACAGTACAAGCCAAAAAATTATTCCAAAACAAGGAAATATAGGCGAAAAACGAAGTTTAAGAATGTAAAGACAAAATCTAAAACGAGAAAAGCCAACTCGACAAAATCTAAAACGAGAAAAGCGATCTAAGAAAGTCAACAGACAATGATAAATTATTATTATTAAATAAAATTGAATTAATAATAATAATTATAACTAACGATATACACAAAATGGGAATTAAACTATTAAATACACTAATGAAGCGCTACGCACCTAAGGGTGTTAAAATTGTACGTCTAAAAGACCTTAAGGACAGAAAAATTGCTATAGATATAAGTATCTATTTATACAAATATAAGTCACAAAATATGTTATTAACCAATATGTATAAATTGTGTAGTATATTTAATTATTACAATATTGATGTTTTATTTGTATTTGACGGACAACCAACAAAAAAGAAAACTGAAACACTATTACAGAGAAATAAACAAAAATACGAAGCTAAGCAAGCATATTATAAAATTATTGATACTTGTTCCGATGAGTATATCAAGACAAACAAAAATAAATTATACGAATTGAAGAAATCGTTTACTAGAATTAAAAAAGACGATATTGACAATGTTAAAAAACTCCTAGAAAGTTACGGCATGAAATATTATATGGCAGATAGAGAAGCAGATCATGTGTGCGGACAACTTGTTAATAACCAATACATAGATGGGTGTTTCAGCGATGATATGGATATGTTTGTATACAAATCAAGGTACGTTTATAGAAATCTTGATATTGTTAATGGAACGTGTCTTCAATATGATTTAAATCTCATACTGGATTATTTAAATATGGGATTTGAAGATTTCAAATGGATGTGTGTGTTGTCTCAAAATGATTACAACGCCAATACATGTACGAAAAATGTGTTTGAATATTACAAGCTTTACTTAACTTATTTGAACGACAAAAAAAGAAATCAATATAAAAAACAATTGTATACATTGACAGACAAATATTCCAGTTTTATAGAATATGTTAAAACAAAGGAATTCATGTCTAAAATCGAATTCAATAAACTCTGTGAAATATACAACTTGTATGACACCAATCAGGACATTGTTAACAAGGCAAACATTGTTAATAAATGTATCAATGATAAAATGTTATGTGAAATACTAGAAAAGGATAATTTCATATATCCTCCATCTCACGTTCAAGTATGTTAAATCATATTTATATGGATAAATAAATATAATTTTTATTAATATAATTTTTATATGTAATTTTATATGTAATTTTAATTGATATAGTTAATATAATTCTTATTAATATAATTTTTATATGTAATTTTAATTGATATAGTTAATATAATTCTTAATCACATAAAGAAATTATGCGGTCTGGGTCAGAGTATTACTGTTGGACTTAAAGTGAGGCTTCATCCACTTTTGGAGATTAAAGTAGGTTAGACTGTCAGATTTCTTCATTCCCAATAGCTTACGCAATTTGGCATCTGGGTTGATGTTGCGACGGTTGGCAGGGTCTTGAAGTTTGTGGGAAAGAATGTATTTTTGCAATTCCTTGGTGACTTCGGTTCGTGCCATTTCAGTACCTTCGGTCTTACCCAAAAAGGCGGCTAGCTCAGAACTAATTTGAGCGGGCTTAGTAAAACCACTTGGTTCTTTATTTCCACTCTTCCTCTTTTTCTTACTTGCTTTCAACGCCTGCTTCAATTCGCGTTCAGATCGCTTGGCTAGAACACGAACTTGAGTAGTAACGGCAGATACTTGCGTTCGTAGGGTAGAAAGTTGGCTCAACAAATCACTAAATTGGTCGGATAGGGTAGGGACCTCAACAACTGCTGGAGCTGGAGCGGGGGTTGCTTCCTGTACTGGAGCAGCCTTGGCTTTCTTTGAGGCTGCTTTTACTGAAGCAGGGGCAGGGGTTGCTGGAGCAGCAGGGGCAGTAGTTTTCTTCTTTGATACTTTTCTTGGCATCTTATAATCTAATATTAACACTTCTTTTTAAGTTCATTTATTAATATATTAATTTTTGAATTTTTTATTTTTAAACGAATGGTCGAGTTAAAATAAAAAAAGAATTGATAATTTTGATTCCTTAATTCGTATATTATTAATATGGATTTCGTACTTTAATGTGGCTGGGATATTCTTCCAACAAAGAGCCGATTTCTAACGTAAGAGATGGGGACGATTTATTAAATTCCGCCATCAAACCATCATGGTGCCTAAATTTAAATTTTAACTTATTTAATGTTTTAATGGGTGGATTATAATTATGCGAATTGCTTGTAATTTCTCCAGAATGGTATGCCAATTTATTAAAAAATTGTCCGGCAACCATAGATGCAGTTATTATATTATTTTTAATTAAGGAAACTTTAGCAAAAGCACTATTATTTTTAAATACCAAATTATTATTAAAACTTCCGCTAGTATTATCGGAATATGGTTGTATTTCGTTTATATAATTGTGTTTGTCCAACTCAATATACAGTGTATTGTATTTTGTGGTATCTACATCGTTTGTAGAATCTACATATGCTACTTTTGAATTTGATCCACTCTGTTCCGTGGTAGGCACCAACCACGCCGTATCCTCGTTGTCCAAAATAATTCCTGTTTTTAACTGAGTGTAAGCATCTTGCAATGTAATATCATGTGTCGTAGACGTATAATCTTGTTTGTCGAATCCCATGATACACCCCAATCCCCAGTCAATATAATTATTAAATTTATTTTTGCCGCTACATTCACCTTCATACGATTGTTCCTGGGTAAATAATAATTTAAATTCACCTTCTGTAACGCCCACCATCATTTTATTAGTAACTGGATTGTATTTTACTTTAAATGGCTGAACTTCCAAATCATTATAAACGGTGCGATTTAATAAATTTTGTAAAACTTGTGCCAATTTTACAGGCGAATAGTATCCATCTGATACGGTTATTGTTTTGGTAATGTCCCCTTCGTGCTGTGGTTTATTTAATGCGGTTCCAAACACCGGATTAGCGTATTGAATACTCATTTTAGAATTTTGTTTATTTGAACTAATATTGTGTAATAAATTTGGCAAAGTTAGGTCTTTGATTTTGATATAACTTACATTTTGTATTGGATAAGGGAGAGATATTTCGAATTCATTGTTATTCTTCCATTTTGAAATATCTTTATCTACCCCATCAATTGATATAACTTCTTTGTGCATTACAAAGTTTTTTTGTGGCTTTATTATTGGATGCATTATTATAAATTTAATAGATATTATTTTTAAGAAAATATCTATTAAATATATAGTATGAATAAATTAGGCTTATTTTTAATAGCATTAAATATTTTAATAACAATAGCAACCATTGCGATTGGCTTTAAAATGAAAAATATTCTATTTGCCTTTATTATTGGCTTTTTAGCAGTAATCGGATTGACCTTTATGGGAAATATATTTAAACTTGCTAAAGACCTAACCGCGGCATTTGAAACATCTCCAAATTTTCTATATGTCATTAAAAACTTATTTATCGCGTTTTTCAATAGTTTTGATATATTTATCATAATAGGGCAACTTGTATTTTATTTATTGATTGTAATGAAGAATCCAGATATATTTACAAGTACGGAGTTGCCTAAAAATTTTAAAACAAAAAATACAACTGCTATTATTTCATTTGCCGCTCAAATAGCAATGGCAATTGGCCGGTCTATTATGAAATTGGGGTTATTTGGTGAAATTACAATGTTAATAGGAATAATAACCGCTTTTTTAATATACGACATTAAAACCGACATCGAAAAGAAAAAAGTAGATAAATATAGTTATAAATAATTATACTCATAATTATACTCATAAAATCAATACAAGTTTAGTTTAGTTTAATTTCGCTTTGTATCAACTATTATAAAACGAAATGTTAACCCGTGTTCTTTGTTTGTTAACCATAGCCCCGATACCTTCAATATGATTTGTAATCGGGACACTTTTCCTATAATCTTATTTTCCTTATGAAATAATTTTATGTAATAATTCACAAGCTGTTCGCGTATAGTGTATACAGGATTCTGTGTCAATTGAGCGTAGTTTTTTAATATTTGGTGCTCTATGTTAACCAATTGTTTAATAACCATTTTATTGTTCTCATCGTATCGGGAAAAATTACACTTTATTTTATTATAATACTCTTCAATATCAAGGTCATACAAATTAAATCTTATATAAATACCGTTTGTTGAAAATAGATCAGTTGAGTAATACATTCTATAAAAATAACTATTTTCTATTATATTGTTTTTTGATTTATCACTTATGATTACATTATTTATTTCAAAATTATTAGTAGGTATTGTTAAATACATATTAATATATTACATTTTATTGTATTTAAATGATTATTACTATAAAATGAATATTTACGCACGACATATTGTCTTATAGTTTTGTTTTAAAATACTTAATGTTTGCAAATCCAATATTGACAATTCATTGTTTACACTATCAACATTGTTTAACATTTCATCACATTCAATTATTGTCTTCATTAATGCTGATTCCTTCTTATTAATTAATATTTTCCATAATTTGTATACGTTGGGTTGTTTTGTTTTTATGGATTCGAGTTTAATTTTAATCGCATTGACATCACTATTACGACTATTATTTGGAGTGCGTTCCGCTTCCATTGAATAATTTAAAATATCAGTATCTATTTAAGTTTAAACAGTATTTTATACATATTTATAGTTATGAATAATAAATTTGATGATTATATAAAACAAGTGAATAAATATGATTTACATGAACATATTACACAGCATAAATTTATAAACGAACATATTGTGTTTTACGGGCCTCCTGGTATAGGCAAATATTCACAGGCATTGAAATATATCAAAAAATACAGTCCAACCGAATGTAAGTACGAAAAAAAAATGACATTTATGTTCCAAAATAAAAAGGAATATGTCTTTAAAATCAGCGACATTCATTTTGAAATAGATATGGAATTGCTGGGATGCAATTCGAAGGTATTGTTTAATAATTTGTTCTATCACATTCTTGAGATTATTAGTACAAGAACGACTAAGTTTGGTATTATTTTGTGTAGAAATTTCCATAAAATACATTCTGAATTGTTGGATATATTTTTTACGTATATGCAGTCGCTTTTTCATAAAAAAATAAAATTACAGTATATATTACTGTCAGACCATATCAGCTTTATCCCGGATAATATATTGTATAGGTGTCAAGTTATAAATCTGAAACGTCCCACAAAAACAGACTATTTACAATGTGTTAAATCACATACATCACGATCAAAAAAACACAATATTGATAAAGCTGAATTACAGAACGCACTAATGAATATAAATTCTATTACAAACATAAATAACCTGATGTATAATACAAGTAAATTAGATGATATACACATCACACACATTGAAAAAATAATATATGCTATAGAGAACATCAAAGAGGTAAAATATAGTGAAATACGAGATTTATTGTATAATTTATTAATTTTTGATATTGATATATCCACCTTCTTGTTTTATTCCATTAATTATTTTGTTCGAAAAAAAAAACTAACGCCTAATAATATTAATGGTCTATTGTATGATATATATCACTTTTTTTCTCAGTACAATAATAATTATAGACCTATTTTCCATTTAGAAACAATTTTTTATAAATTATGTATATTAGTAAATAAATCATAAATGAGTCAGACAAGGGATGAAATGAATTATGAAAAAGCAATCGATATCTTACATTTGCGTTCTATTCATTTGGATGATAAGGAAATGGACGAAAATACATATAAAATAATAAAAAAAGCGTATTATAAGTTAGCATTAAAACACCATCCGGACAAGGGCGGTGATGAAAATAAATTCAAGGAAATTAAATCTGCTTTCGAATATCTAATGGAGACAAAATACGATTCTTTTGTTGATAATTTTGCGGACGATGATATAAACAATAACAAAAATACAACATTCGAGAATATGTTTGTATCATTTGTAGAATCAACTATATCAAATAACAAGAATTTCGAGAAATTTGACAATCTTTTTATTAAAACAACCTTGAAGTCAATATTGAAAAAATGTGATGTTTACTCTATAAAGGTGTTTAGTAGGCTAGGATTGGAAAAATGTCAGAATATATACTGCTTTCTCTCCCTTTACAAGGATTTATTCTATTTAAGTGAAGAGCAGCTGTTAAGATACAAAGAGGTTATTCAAGAAAAGATGCAAAATAATAATATTATTTTATTGAATCCGTCGATTGACGATATTTTGAACGATAATATTTATAAATTGGATATCGAAGATGATACACATTACATACCATTATGGCATGACGAAATAATAGTAGATGAGCTAATTGTTAAAAACATCCCAGAACTGCCTGAGAATATATCTATTAACAACAACAATATTATTATTAAAAAAACTGCGTCGATTGTGGAGACATTAAATACAGGTGTAGTCGATGTAATGATGAACGATGTATCATTAATTGTCAACTCAAGTGAACTTAAGATAACAAAAGAACCCCAACGAATTATTTTTAAAAACATGGGTAAATTGATACCAGACAAGGGAAACTTATATGGTAGAAAAAAAAGGGGTAATGTTATCGTTGAACTTACGCTTACAAATTAATAAAATTAGTCTATATAATTAATTTTATTAATTTACAAATTATTAATTTACAAATTATTAATTTACAAATTATTAATTTACAAATTATTAATTTACAATAAAAAAGTTATTGTGTTTGTATTGTAATCTATCTATATTTGTTTGTTTTTCTTTATTTACTTTTTAATTATTGCTGTATTGGTTTATAAAGAGATGAGATAATTCTATTTATGCTTTCTTCCTACGGACAACCTTCTTCTTCTTCTTTGGCTTGGCTTCTACCTGCGCTGGCGCTTCCTCTTCTTCATCCTCTTCGGAATCTTTGAATGATGGACCAGGCATGTCCTCTTCATCGTCGTGGTTGGTGGTATCGTCCTGTGATTCTTTCTGTGCCAAATTCTGTTCCATTTCTTCGTCATCACTATCATCTTCAATATGACAAGTTGCCGTTCCCAACAATCTAGCAGGCGGCCTCACACACGCTTGAACCAATTTCCATGTCACACCGCATCTACCACCAGCAAACCACATACCCTGACAGGCAATCAACCCATTCACATGCGATGCCTTTGGAATACACTCAACAGGACTAGACGTTGCCTCTTCGTCCCTTTTTGGTGGCACATACAATGGAGATTTATCATCATAATTATACAATTCTACATTGAATCGTCCTTCCCAGAATGGCAGCTTGACCTTCAAACTTGGAGCACGACTGTAATCTGATTCGTCCGTATAATTCCCATCGTGATCCTTCAACTTAGGATACTTCAAAATGGGATACATCAAATTGTCTACCAATTCACGGCTCATCTTAGACTTACCAAACCATTCCTTACAGTTCTTAATACAATCGTCCTTGATTTTATTTTCAAATACGGTCATAGCATCTTTAAATTTATTAACAGACGAAGTTTCATTGCGAAAATCCAACGCCATATCATATGTAACTCGTCCACTTTGTTCGTCAACGCGCTCATTGACACCCCATGTCAACATCAATGGGACTTGTAATACAATAGGCTGACCGCTCAATACTAGTTGAACGCTCTTTCCTCCTCTCTTATTAGTTACTGGTGCTTTGTAGGCAACAGATTCGGCATTAAAAGACTTAGCTTTGGTGATTAGATAACTTACTGAACTCATGATTTATACATTTATATATACATATTTTTTTTAAATCAATTTTATTTATTATTTAATTTTTGGAGAATTTAGTAATTGAATCTAATCGCAACATATAGGTATATTCGTATATACAAATGTATATAAGTATAAAATACAACATCTCTTATTTTGCAAAGGAACCATTTGGATTTTTTGTCGGTTGCTTGCCCGATTGAATCTCTCTTATTGAAAGTTCCTTCTGTTTTATTAATTCTTTTACTCTACCGTCTGATTGTTTACTGTTAGTGGTGCTATTATGAGCCGATGGATGGACTCTAGAAATAGGTGGCAAATGTCGGTTTGATTTTACATCTTTTGGGAATGTTTTCTGATACCAATGTTGGACTGATTTTTTTGATTCATCCAATATATGCTGGGTATTCGGCGTTAATGCTGTATGATTTAATTTTAAATCGCGTGCCCGTTTTGTATCGGTTGTATTAACCGTAAGGGGTGGTTGATGTGGTCGGTTGTGTTTATTCAATCCTTTTGTTGATTTCGTTTGATTTCTTTTAACATATTGTGTTTTTTTCCTATTGCTAAGATCAGGACGAGACATAACTGTTTCTTTTTGTTGAGGTTGAATTATTTTTTTCTGCTTATTTAAATCTTCTTTTACCTTTCTTTTGTATTTAATGCGAACTATAATTCCAAGTATTACAATATTAACACCAACTATACTGACTATAATTATTATAGTCGTAGTCGGGTCTGATTTTTTTAACTGTTCGGACTGGTCCAATGATTTAGGATTAGAAACTCTTAGACTGGTCGGATAACTGATGTTTTCAGAATTATTTTTATTTGACAAGGGAGAGATGTTGGTGGAATTAATTGTTAATGTTATATTTGTGGAATTAACAGTGTGTGTAGCATTAGAAATGTTGTATATTTCTGTTGCGTTAGTCGTGTTGGTGGCATTGTACGATGATGATAAAGTCGCGTTGGTAGAATTGTACTGATTGGATAACGTTGTATTGGTAATATTAGTAGTTGATCTTAAGGTTACATTGGTAGTGTTGGTGGTTGAAGTTACATTAGTATCATTTAATAGAAAAGATACATTGGATTTGATTGGATTAGGTAATGAATTGTTCTGTAATAATGGGGTTGGTCCAGTAGAAGAGTATGCGTTCTTATAAATATCATATGGGTCTTCTACACACATATACATTCCTACTTTGTACAACATTTTTCCGTTCGCGTCTTGTGTTACTCCCCATAATTTATTACACGAGCTATATTCCAATGAATTTACAAAATACATATTAATTAATAAAAAATATATTAATATTTTACAATAAAGTTTATGGTTAAATTTCATATTATTCTATTTTTATGGTTGTATTTAAATCTGTTTTTCAATTACTTAAACAATCTTTTTACAAATAAGATGGTGACCCTCCCCATGTATGCAACTATTTTCAAATAATGTACCCATTTTGTAAATTATTCATTTGTAAAAATAGTATAAATATATATAGAATGTATAATTTAATGATTAATACCGATTTAGAAAAATCCCCATCAAATAAAATTATGTTTGTAAAATCTCCGAAAAAATATATCGAGCATTATTTTTATAAAGAAATTAAACAAAATGGTAAAAAAAAACAAAAAGTACATAATGATGATTTCAGAATATTGAATTTAAATGAATACGACGAAATACTTCGCAACAATTATAATGTTTCACAACTAAAAAAGTTGTGTAAACATCACAAGTATAAGGTAAGTGGAAATAAAACCGAACTAATAAAACGCATATACAATAACATGCGTTTGTCTTATTATGCTGTGAAAATCCAATCCATTGTAAGATCCAATTTTGTAAAGAAATTAATGAGAATGAAAAAAGTGTATTTGTATAAAAATTCAACAAATGATATTGATTTTTTAACATTAGAACCTATTAATAAACTAAAAATCTCTCAAATTATATGTTTGGAATCGGGAGAAAAGAATCATGTGTATTCTTTTGACATATGCTCTTTGTATAATTTATTCAAAGAGAAATATGATTACGCAAAAAAACACAGAAAAAATTTAAAAAAATATTTATCGACCATATTAAATCCTTTTAATAGGCAACCGCTCCCTGAGAATATACATAAACAATTGCATGAAATTGTAAAGTATACCAAAATTTGTGGACTGGATATCAATATTACCATCGATAATAATAGCTACAATGAAGACATTAAAAAGAAAAATATATTCAACGCAATTGAATTATTTCAAACAATAGATACGTTTGGGTTTATAACAGACAGTAAATGGTTTATGGATTTAAATACATATAAATTAAGTAAATTTATGAAGGAATTAATGGATGTTTGGGATTATAGAGCACAGCTCACATCAGAAACTAGACACAAAATATACCCTTCGTCACTAGGATATCCTTTTAGAATTAGAAGGCAATTATTTCAGCGAGATATAGAAGGGGTTAGAAGCTTCGTGTTGAAAATTATTGATAAATTTATAAACGCGGGCGTAGATCATAATTCACAATCACTTGCTGTGTTTTACGTATTGGGGGCTCTTACTATTGTAAGCAAATCAGCGGCTGAAAATCTACCATGGCTGTACGAATCGTTTTGCCAATTATCATAAAAATAATATGAGAATAATCATACTATTTTTATTCATAAAAATTTAACATGTTATGTTTGTTGTGTTGTGTTATGTTGTATTGCGTTATTAATTGTTTAATTTTGCGTTCACCCATGCCAGTG